AGCATCCGGCCCCGGGGCGGCCGTGTGCGTTGCGACGGGTTTAACCCCGTTGAGTTCAAGAGCGGCGATGATCGCCTGCGAGTATTGTCCAGATGTCATGGTGATTTCGTGTTGGTGACGGCGCGAGGTGCGCCTGCTTGAAATTATGGGGTGTGGCGGGTAGAGGCTGCGTCCAGCTGCGCCCGACACCATTTGCTTAGATTCTGGCCCGCCACGGCAGCTGCTAGGGCAAAGCGGGCCTTCTCTGCGACGGTTACACGGACGATCAGCTTCTCAGTTGCCCGTTTGTAGTCCGGCTTGGCTGCGTTCCGGTTCTTCTGTGGCGCGGTCATGGCCTTAGGAAAACAGTTGTGATTGAAGCGTTACGCGCTGCGAGTGCCGACAGCATCGTCCCGCTCTATTGAGTTGTACACCCAAAACAAAGCGATGCCGCAAGGTCAGTAGGGTTGTTAATGCGGCGCGCTTGAAGCCCATCGAGTATCGGTCACGGCCATTGGCCGCGCCGACGGCTGACCTGGGCCGTCAGACGGCGGCCTGAGCCGGCCAGATCGGATCGATTCCGGGCCACGAAGTTCGGAAGGAATGACGGCCAAGACGGGGAGGAATTGGGCGAAAGTCGCTTCCCGTTCCCCCAGCACCCCGTGCTCTACTATCTATAGAAAAACGCCGGTGTTTTCCAATGCTATATAGAGCACGGGGTGCTGGGGGAACGGGGTTGACCCTCGACCCTCATTACCCCGTCTAGGTCGTTCCCGTTCGGTGGTTTAACTCTGTTCTGGTCGCGCGAGCTGACCCTTTGCCTGGCCGGCAGCCGAGGCCGTGTGTGAACGGGTCCTTTCCGGCCCTATTTTTGGTCACGAGGTATCCCGCGACGCCCCTTAAAACTAATGAAAGTCAGCCTGACGATTAAGCTGACGGGTGGGCTGACAGTCCGGCTGACGGTGCGGCGTCAGTATGACGCTTTCTGGAATCGCAAAAGCTTGGGGTGTTACCAAGCAAACGGCAGCGAGCACGCTGAAGCGGAGGGGCGTCCAGCCGACCCAATTCGCGAACGCCGACGAGGCCCAGGCGTGGCGCGTTGCCAACGTACCGGCCAGAACTCACGTAAAGGCCGCTGATTTAGCGGATTGCAAACTTGAGGTCGCAAAATGCGACATCAAGTCGCCCCCGCCGACCACTTCAGACCAGCCCGGGCCGGAGCCCTTGCCGCCTACCCCCCGGGGGGCCACCCCCCTGGGGGCCTCTACAGAGGAGAAACCGCCCGTCTTCGAGGGCGATTTCGAGACGCGAATGGTGCTCGAAGCGGAGGACGTGGCGGCCATTGCCAACCGCGAGGTCCGCGCGTCCCTGCGTTCCCCAATGATGGCCGCTGTCAGCGTAAAGAATTGGGGCGCTGCTATGCGCGAAGTCGCAAGCCTGCGCGATCGATTCACTAAGTCGCAATTAGAGCGCCGCGAATTGCTCTCGCTCGACGACGCCCTTGAGGCCGTGTCGGTGTTGCTCGGGTCTCTTCGGCGCCGGATCGTGAAGCTCGGCGAGCGCGCCGCCTCGAATGCGAACCCGGCTGATCCTGCCGCCGCGAAGGCCGCGATTGATCGCGAGGTGGATTTGCTGATGGCCGAGATAGAGTCGGCAGATTCGCGCACGGCTCAGGCGCTATCGCATGGCGAGCCGAAAGAATCTGTTGAGAAGCCGGAAACCCAAGCGGAAACCGAAGCGGAGGGACCGACCGATGATGCCCAGCTGTAACCGCGCTGGCACTACGGCGGCAGCACGCTTCAAGGCGGCTCTCGCCGATATCTTCAGTCCACGGGAACGGCTGAGTCCCTCGCAGTGGGTTGAGAAGTTTCTTTTCCTGCCCCCGGGGCACGAGTCGAAACCCGGCCGTATTTGCTTCGACGAGACGCCCTATTTGCGCGAGCCGCTAGACGCCCTCGACGACCCGAGCGTGCAGGACTGTGTGCTCGTCGCTCCGACCCGAACGGGCAAGACGCTCATGTTGCGGGCCGGCGCCCTGTTTGGCGTGGCCGGCGATCCAGCTCCGGCGATATGGGTAAACGACACGGTGGACAACGCGCGCGCCGTCTCGGAAACGGAGCTTCAGCCGGTCATAAATTTCAACGCTGCGCTGCGCGACAGGAAGCCGCGTGATCGGCACAAATTTGGGAATCTCAAGATGCTCTTCCCCGGTGCGTCGTTGTACCTCACCGGGGCAAACTCGCCCGGCAACGTGGCCGGCAAGACGGTCGCCCGGGTGTGGGGCAACGAGGTAGACAAGTGGCTGGGCGCAACGGACAAAGAGGCCGGGGTTGTGGACCTTGTCCGGCACAGGACCGGCTCGTTCGAGGGCGAGCGAAAGCATTTTTTCGTCTCAACGCCGACGACGGAGCATGGCCAAATTTGGATCTGGTTCCTCAAGGGAGATCAGCGCAAGTGGCACATCGGTTGCGCTGCCTGCGGAGGGACGCACGCGATGGCGTTCGACCACGTCAAATGGGATCAGTCGGCCCGCGACGAGGACGGCGAGTGGATCATCGAAGCGGCTGCGGCCTCGGCTCGCTACGTTTGCCCCCACTGTCTGCACGCTCACACCCAGGCCGAACTGGACGCCGTTAAGCGTCTGGGATTTTGGCTGGCGAGCGCATCGCCCAAACTCCCCGGCGTCCGGTCCTATCAGCTTTGCGGCCTCGCTGGGCCGTGGCGCGAAAACTCAATGGGCGAGATGGTCACGGCCTTTATCGCCTCGCGCTCGTCCGGGTGGATCGCGGACCGCCAAGACTTTTGGAACTCACGTATGGGCCTCCCCTGGGTCGATGAGATCGCAAGTCTGACGCTCGAAAAGCTTGCTCATCTTTGCGAAAAATACTCGCGCGGATTTCCGCCCGAGGGCTTCAAGCCGGATGTCACGCTTCTCTCCTATGACGTGCAGACCTGGGGCCTTCCGTGGATCGTCCGGGTGTTCAGCTGGGACGGGACGTGCTACTTGCTCGACCACGGCGTGGCGGCCGGGTGGGCGGACCTCGACGCAACGCAGAAAACTTACACGGCAAATTTCGTGATCGGTGATTCCAACTTTGAAGAGCGCAGGGCTGAGCAGATGGAACAGACCTACCGTCGCGCCCATGTCGGCTGGATTCTAGCTGAGGGGTTCGATACCACGAAGGACGGGTTCAGGCTCGTCCAGACGAACGCTTTTGCCGGCGGCAAACAGGCAGCGTTGGGCGCGATGGTTCAGAAGCTCGTCGTCAGCCTCTACGAATTCAAGGTCGAGCTTGAGAAGCGGCTCAAGGGCGAGGTCAAGAACTGGAAGTGCTATACTGCGACCCCGGGGGACGCTTCGTCGGCGAAGGAGCTGGCGGAATACTTCACGCAGCTCCTCGACGAGCGCCGGGTGCCACGCAAGCGCCTCATCAAAGGAAAGCCGCCGTGTGAGTTCAAAAAGCGCACCGGGAACAACCACTTTTTCGACTGTGAAGTTTACGCGCTTGCGCTCTTCCGGTTCCTGCAAATGGCGCACACCACGGCGCGTGACCGTGCTGTCAAAAAGGCCGCAACGCCTAGCCGAATCGCCGGGTCCATCGGGTGACGCCGGCCCTATTTGGGTGACACCCAAGCTCACTTTCGACTCGTCCCGATTCGATCGCTTTATCAAAGCGATGGCTGCCGCGCAGCCGGGGAAGTCAGTCGATGACGTGCTGAACGATCAGGCAGGTGCCATTTTGTCGAAATGCGTCACGCTTACGCCTAAGAGTTCGAAGGCTCAAAAATTGGAGCGAGCCCGAAAGAGCGCAGCGCGCGCGGCGGTGATATTCCCCTATGGTTGGGGCGATCACGTTGAGGTTCCTGTCGATGCCAAGGGTTTCCCGCTCGACGAGAACGTCCCTGCTTTCGCCAAGATCGGCGGGAAGACTTTTCTCACGTCAAAATGGAGGCTCGTCGATTCGACCTGGGCACGGGTGCTCGCGCTAGCGGAGGAACGTAAGGCGTGGCGCGAGTCGCGGCAGGCGGAACTCTCGAAGCTCTATGTCGAAGCCTGGGGCCTCGCAAAGCGGTCTTGGGTGGAGGCTGGAAGGGCTCTTCGTATTGCCGTGAAGGCCCCGGCGTACGCGCTGCGCGCGAACTACAAGGGCAACACCTACGCCAACCAGTCGGACGGTCGCCGTGAAACAGGGCAGAGCCCAAGTGTCACGATGATCGTCAGCAACCCTTACCTTCTCGGTGGCACGGCGCGCGGCGTTAACGGCGGCCAGATTATGACGGTTGCGCTCAACGGCCGCGCCAAGAGCTTCTTCACCGCCATGTCGAAGGCAAAGGCCGGCGACATCGGGAAGATCGTCGCCAAATACGCCGGCATGAAGATGAAGTGAGTTGACCCCGCCGGCGTGGGTGAATGTCCACGCCGACCTTCCTTTTCATTGGGTTCCCGGGTAGCGGGAAGTCCACGGCAGCGAAAATGTGCGCGGCTCTCGCGTGTGTGAAGCACGGCGAAACGAGCGACATCGTCTATGAGGTGCTTGCGAAGCGTCTTGGTCTCTCGGTCGAGCGCCTACGCAAAATCCCCAAAGAGCAGATCCGGCCGGCGCTCATCGACGTTGGCGACGAGCTGTGCTGGGTGAACCCCGCCGCGCTCTCATATTTCCACTGGAGCAACGGCTGCCGGGTCATCAGCGGCATTCGCCGGCCCGAGGAGCTTCACGCGCTCTGCGATGTGATGGACGCAGCGAAGCAGCGCTACGTCATCGTCTGGGTATCTCGCCCAGGCTGCGTAAAGCCGGACAAAGACAACACCGAGGTCACGCCGGACGACGCTGACCGGATCATCGTGAACGACGGCGAGCCGTCGGCGCTCTGGAAAAAACTCGAACGGTTCGTTGACCAGCAAGCGCGTAGTTCGAAGCCCTCGCTCCCTTTTTCTCAAAACACAACTGCACACTCATGTCCTCACTGAATAAAGTAATGCTGATCGGAAACTTGACTCGCGATCCCGAGATGCGCGTCACGCCGCAGGGCACCGCGATTTGCCAATTTGGCCTCGCGGTCAACCGCGAGTTCAAAACCGCGACCGGGGAGAAACGCGAGGAGGTTTGCTTCGTCGATGTCGAAGCCTGGGGCAAAACCGCCGAGGTGATCTCCAAGTATTGCGCGAAGGGCAAACAGCTCTTCATCGAAGGCCGCCTGAAGTTCGACCAGTGGGAGGACAAGGCCACGGGCCAGAAGCGCAGCAAGCTAAAGGTCGTCTTGGACAACTTCCAGTTTCTCGGCCGCGCGGAAGCGCCGGCAGGGGAGGGCGCCGCGCCGGCCGCCGTCGAATCTGAGGACGTTCCGTTCTGACCGTGAAGAAGTTCGTCCTTCAGTTGCTCGAAGAGGATGTCGGCGAGGTCTCGCTGGCTCGCGCGATCCTGCTTGCCGCGTTCGTCGCCTGCATCCTTCTGCCGCTTCTCGTCTGGGGGGTGCTCTCAATTGCGAAGCATGCCCCCCAGGAATTCCCGTCGTCGATCGCCTCGTTCTGCGAGACGGCGTTCGGCGCAGCCGCGACGCTCAAGGTCGCCCAGAAGTTCGCCGAGCCGAAATGACGCGGCATTGACGCCCGCGCCTTCTCCGATGCCGACTCCAACTGGAAGTGAAACGATTGGCGAAGCCCTCACGCGTTTGCGCGCGGAGCTGGCTGGTGTCCGTCAGGCGCTGATGCGGTCGGACAAGAACGGTGCCTCGTTTTCGATGGGCGGGGTCTCAGTCACTTCGGTCCAGTACGACCGGCTTATCGAGCGCGCCGGGCGGCTCGAAGTTCAGATCCGCAGCTTTGAGGCACGGCTGGCCGGCACCGCCGACAGCGTGAACGCAGCTGTGTTCCGCACAACCCGACTCTCAAACTAACATGGCCGCCCGCAAAAAGCCCAGGTCCCTTGCAGTCGCCCCGGTGACAGTTCCTGCCCCGGTGATCCTTCGCGAGCCGTCCGGGCGCTCTGTCGCGTTCTCCATGGGAACAACGTACTACGATGCTGGGTCGTGGAGCGACCATCGCCGCGACTGGTTTTGGACCGCGTGTGAGAATGCGGACGACCGCCTTTTCGACCAGTGGACCCGCGCCACGGTGCTCTCGCGCCTTCGCCGCGAGGCGAGGAACAACCCGCTCGCCAAGGGGCTGATCGAACATTTCTCGACCGCGATCGGTTCAAGCAATCTGCGCTCCACCGGCCCGGATGCCGCGTACAACACGGCGAAGGACGCCTGGTGGAAGCAATGGGCGAAGTATTGCGAGCCGACCGGGCTCACGCTCTGGGAGTTGGAAGAGATCGTGTGGATGGAGATGCTCTTGGCCGGCGAGATTTTCGTCGTCTACCTTAAGAGCGGGCAGGTGCAGCTCGTCCCGTCGGAATACTGCATCAAGATCGACTACAGCCCGATGGGGCGGCCGGTCACGTACCACTTTCAAGCGGCGGACGGCAACGGGTTCATCGATCCGAAGGCCACGCCCCAAATCGTTGACGCGCGTTTCGTCAACCACGTGTTCAAGCAGGACCGGGTTCACCTGGGTCGCGGAATTCCGTGGCTGATCGCTTCGCTCGTCGGTCTCCGTGATCTCTACGAACTGCATCAGGCCAAGACGAAGCAGATCAAGGACGCGAACCAGATTTTCGGCTGGCTCACGCGGACGCCTCAGAACATGGCGCAGCCTTTCGCCGGTCTCGGCCCCGGCTTCGTTCAGAACGGTCCGGAGACGACCGACATGCCCGCGAACCCGTCCGCAGCTGGCGGCGTCGCAAATGGCGCGTCTCCCGCACAGCTGGCTGCCCAGCTCCCCCAGATCGCGCTCCGCGACGGTACGGTGATCGCCCTCGAAGAGGGCGAGAAGATGGAGCTTTCGCGTCCGCAGTACCAGTCCGCGGACCACGAGAAGTTCATGGTGTTCCTGATGCACACCGTCTCGACGCCTCTCGGCCTGCCGGTCGAGCTATGGTGGTCCGGAATCGGCGATGTCAACTACTCGGGATTCAAGGGCCTGGGTGTCCAGTGGAACGGCCGCCGCAAGCGTCACGCTGCGTGGTTTGAGCAGGCATTTCTCAACCCGCTTCAGCTGTGGCGCGCGTCGAAGGCCATCAATGAAGGGGACCTTGCAGTCGCTCCCGGTGGCCGCGTAGACAACATCGTGTGGGGCTGGTCCCGCACGCCGGTACTCGACGAAGAGAAGGAAGCCAAGGCTGCGCTCGCCCGCATCGCATGCGGCCTGTCTTCGATCGCCGACGAGCTTGAGAAAGAGGGCAAGGACCTCTCCCAGGAACTCAGCAAGCGCCGCGCTTCTTACATCCTCGGACTTGAATTCTCAGGCCAGCTGGAGGCTGGGGCTGACTCCTCGAAGATCATCGTCCCGCTCGTGTGGCTGTTCAACGGACTCGTGGCCGCAAAGGAGCAGGTGGACGGCGAAGAGATTCAGGACGCCGCCGTCTCCAACAAGATCGAAGGCGACCCAACTCCGCCCGCTCCTCCACCCGCAAAATAATTTCCGCCATGATCAAACCGAACTCAGCTCGTGAAGTGTATTTCTCCGCCTCGGCCCTGAAGGCTGGCGTCGATTCCGCCGCCGGTCGCATCAATGGCGTCATCCTCATGGAAGGCGACCGTGAGGCGCTTGGCCACGGCCTTTGGATCGACACGGCCACTCTCGAAAGCGCGCTGGCCTCCCTCCCCGCGAGCGGCCGGATTCTCGCCTACCTGCACCATCCTTCGATGATAGACAACATCGCCGGCAACGGCATGGACCGTTTCGAGGACTCGGTTGGCTACCTGGAGAAATGCCGAATTGAGGATAACTGCCTCAAGGCCGACCTGATCTTCTGGGATGCCTACAAGGCGGACCCGGAATCGGACTACGCGAAGATCATGGAGATGGCTGCGACCGATGCGTCGCTGATCAATTTCTCGATCGAAGCCTACGGCTACACGGTCTTCGTGCTGCCTGATGGACAGGAAATCTCTGCCGACATCGATGACGCCGCGGCCGACTCAATCGACTTCGTCCGCGATATCCCGAGCTTCCGGGTGACGAACCTCACGGGTGCCGCCCTGGTCTCTGAGGGGGCGGCGACGTCCAGCCTCTTTGCCGCCGGCCAACTCAAGGTCCTCTTCGCGAAGATGCCCAAGAAGGCCACGCCGGCGGTTGAGACCCCGGCTGTCACAACCCCCGTCTCGGCCGCTGCTGCCCCTTTCGTTGACGCGCAGTCCAATGACATGAGTCTCCTCAAGGACATTTCCGCTAAGTTCGCTTCCGATGCCGGCCGCTTGGCCCGCGCGGTCGCAATCGCCGCAGAGCCCGCCGCTGCCGCGAACCTTAGCCTCGCCGACATCGAAACGATGCTGGCGCGTCAGGATGAGATCGCCGAGAACGCCCGCCTGGTTGAGGCCTCCAAGGTCCACGAGACCAAGGTTGGCGAGCTGACGACCGCCCTGGCGGCCAAGGACGGCGAGATCGCCGGCCTCAAGACGGCGCACGAAACAGCCATCGTCGAGCTTAACGGCAAGGTCACCGCCGCCGAAGCCTCGGCTGCGGACTGGAAGGCAAAGTTCGAGACCATCAAGACCTCCGGAGCTGATCCGGTTGTCCTTGGCATCCCCGGTGCCGCCACCAAGCAGCCCGACGAATTCTCCGCCGCCATGGACGCGTACAACTCCATCCCGGTATCCGACTCAGCCGCCCGTGCGAAGCACTACGCGGACAAGATCGCCCCACTTTTCAAGCGCTAACGCGCTCAACCTAAAACAGTCAGATTCCTACTCCCATGCCCAACACTCTCGGCACACTAGCCTCCGCTGTAATCATCCAGCGGGCACTCGCGCTGGTTAACACCAAGCGCCCGCTCCTCAAGCGGATCTCCCTCGACCTCAGCGATCAGCGCGTGAAGTTCGGGCAGTCCGTCATCTCGCGCCTCAAGACCCTCCCCGCGGTGGGCAACTTCGGCGATGCAGCTGACGCGGCCGTCCTCACGGATGTCCCGGTCACGGTCAACCAGTTCAAGCAGATCTTCAAGTCGTTTACTCAGGCAGAAATGTCTTCGACCGACCGGAACCTGATCGACGAGCAGGCCGACCCGATCGCCGCCGCCATGGCCAACTACTTCGTCGACCAGGTCGCGGCCCTCTACACGGCTGGCAACTTCGCGAACGAGACGACTGTCGCGGACGCTTGGTCCCGCGCCAACACGGTCATTCCCCTCCGCACCGCTCTCTCGAAGCGCGGCGCCCCGGGTGACCTGTTCGCCTCGGTGAACTCCGACGTGTACGGCAGCCTGCTCAGCGATCCGATGATCGTGTCGATCCTGAACAACTCCGCTGGTTCGATCACGAGCGGCTCGATCAGCCCCGTCGATGGCTTCCAGATCAGCGAGTACCCCGCGCTGCCGACGACCGGCAATCTGGTGGGCTTCGCCGGCTCAGCCGACGCCTGCGTCATCGCGACGCGCGTGCCGACCGATCCCCGCGAGCAGCTCCCGAGCGCCTCGTACCCCGGCAACTACGGTGTTGTCACCGATCCGACCACGGGCCTGTCAGTGGTTGTGAACGAGTGGATCAGCCCGACCGACAACTCGGCCAACATCCGCCTCTGCTGGATGATGGGCGTCGCGGTTGGCAACCCCAACAACGGCCAGCGCCTGATCACTGCCTAAGGTGGGCAAGGCATAGTCTCTCAAAGGGCCCGGTCGTAACTGACCGGGCCCTTCTGCGTATGGGCATCAATAAAGCCGCTCTCCGTTCACAGATTGTGGACCTCATCGGCGACGACTCCGAGCTGGCCACCTTTCGTGGCGTGGCGGGCATCGTTTTGCGCCGCACCGAGGCATTCCACCAGCGCGAGATGCTTCCGGCCGGCTTTAAGGAAACTGCCGCGATCGAACTCTATATGACGGACGACAACGTCGCCGACTTGGGGATTCCCCAGGTGGATGAGGACGTAGTCCTCACGGATGGCACCTACGAGATCATCGGGGTCCGTCCGTCGGCCGCCCAGGCGTTCTTTACCCTCACCATGCGCAAGGCCAACCGATGAGCACTCCCGCGACACTTCAGGACATCTTCGCGTTTGAAGGACCGATTGAGGCTGCTGTCTCGGCTATGCTTACGGCGGCCGGCGTGAGCGACATCCTCACTCGCGGGCAGTACGCGTATGCAAAGGACACGCGGGTCGAGGTCCGTTTGGACCCAGGTGCGGCTGATCCGGAGTCGCTTTCGCTCGTTGGGGCGGGGATGGAGTACATCTCGCGCACGGGCATCCTCGAAATTTCCGTCATGTCAGATCGCCGTCGTGAGAAGACGAACACCGGCCCCCGGCTGCTCCATGACGCGATCCTCGCGAATGTGCGCGCGGCCATGATCCGGGCCAACGCGGGCGCCCTGAACGCGCTTCTGCCCAACCACATCGTCACGGATCTGCGCGACCATGGGGTGGAGCGCTCCCTGTCCGTGGGCATCGATGTGAGCGTCCAGCGGTTCACGATCACCTTTGAGATAAACACGGCATCATGGCCGTCCAGTTGACGCCCCGATCTTTGATTAGAACACACCTCAACCCACTTCCTAAATGAGCACTCCGAACACATCTTTCAACGACGGCAAGTTCCTGCGGGCGGGCCGCCTCATCACGATCAATACGCTGGCGTACATCGCTAGCGACGTAAAGATCACCGACGGCACGCGCGAAAAGCTGGTGTACGACGACACCGACAAGCCTGCCGGCGGGTTCCAGACCTCGGACTACGGCAAGATCAGCCTCACGCTCACCGGTCTGACGACCAACCCCCGCCCCAACCGGCATGACGTTTTCGTCTACGACGCGGCCAATTCCCGCACGTGGGTGATCGGAAGCGTCGACGAGTCGAGTTCCGACAACAACGTCACATCCTGGGCCGTGACCGGCCGCGAGGTCATCAATCCGCTGACCGCGACCGCGAGCTAACGCTTTCCTTGGTTCATTGGTTCATTGGTGCTGGCCCCGGGTCTATTGGTTGACCCGGGGCCTCATTATTATGGACGACCGCGACGTTCTATTCCCCGCCGAGAAGATAGAGGAATCGCAGGCCGTGCGGCATGCCGCTTGGCTTGTGCCGATGGCGACGGTGGCCGGCATAGAGTGTTCGCCCCTATCGCTGCGGACTTGGATCGCCTTGGACCTCGCGGGGAGCCCAATCCTTCAGGGCAGCCATTCCGCCAGGGTTTCGGACTTATGCCTGTTCGTCTGGTATCTTTCAAAAAGCTATTCGACGGAGCGGGCGCGCAGCTGGCCGATGAGTCTGATTCCCTCTGGCAAGCGCCGGGTTGTCCGTGCCGTCATGAAGGCCGACCTCAAGGCTGCTTTTGCCGAGGCGGACGACATCGTTCACAGGGCCTTCGCGGACGCTCCGCATCCCTCCGGCTCGTCGGACAAGATCCCAAGGACCTCAATCCTGACGAACTTCATTGACCTCTTTGCGTCGGAGTACGGGTGGACCCCGGAATACGTCCTCGACCTCCCGCTCGACTGCCTCTGGGGGCTTAACCGGCGGGTCATGGTCCGGAACGGCATCAAGGACGATTCCAAAAACGCAGTGGAATCCGCGCTTTACCGCGACGCCCTAGTTAACGCCAACGACAAATCGAAATGAGCAACATCATCGGGTCAATCATCGCCAAGCTGGGATTGGATACCTCTGATTTCAAGAAAGAAGTGTCGGATTCCGGTTCGATCTTGGACAACCTCAAGGGCCGGATGTCCGGGATCGGCTCGACCATGGCCGGCGTCGCCGGCGGGTTGGGTATTTTCGAGCTGGTGAAAGGTCTCGGGGAGGGCATTAAGGGCGCGATTGAGGGGGCGCTTGAGAGCGCCACGAATCTCGTCGCCGAGTCTGAACGCCTGGGGACCAGCACAGACTTTCTTCAGGGTTGGTCCGGCGCTGCCGAGGACTTTGGAATCAGCACTGAGCAAGCCACCAAGGCCCTCGACCACCTCCAAAAGACGCAGGGCGACGCAATGAACGGCAACGAGGAGGCGATAGCCTCGTTCAAACGCATCGGCGTTGAATATGAAGATGCAGCGCACCATGCGCGGCCGTTGGAATCCGTCATCTTGGATACTAATGCAGCCCTTCAGGACATTACTGAACCCGGCGCCCGCGCATCGGCCGTCATGGACCTTTACGGAACGAGGGCCGGCCGTGTAGTGGACATCTTGAGCCAGAGGCCAACAGCGTTTGCGGATGCGATTGAACGGGCCTCGAAGGTCACGAAAGAGAACACCGAGGCCATGGCGAAGGCCAACAGCGAGGCCCACAGTTTCTTCCGCACCGTCGGGGCCGCATTCGGCAACTTCATTGGAGACCAACTCCGTCAAAGCGAGCGCGCCGGCAACGAGGTGGCCCGGGAGATCCGGGCCGACTACGGCAAGCCAGGGGAGCCGGCTGCACCTGACGACTCGCTAGTGCCTAAGGCTCCCGCCGCTCCGAAGAAATCGAAGGTGGAGTTGGCCGACGCTCAAACGGACGCAGCAGCGGCCGCAATCGACGCAAAGATTGCCGAGAAGGACAAGACTCTCGCGGACCAAATCGCGGACGTGAAGGACGAACGCACCAAGGTGCTAAACGATGCTCATGACCTAAGTTTGGACGGAGAAGATCGCGCGAAGCTGCTCAAGGAATATGGGCAACTAGGTGAAAAGCTCCATAGCCTAACCGAACAGCTCGCGAAGTCTGACCAACACGCTGGGGACAGGGCGTCGAAAGAACAGGACCGCACGTCTCGCATTAAGGAAATCCGGGACGCTTCTGACGCCAAGATTTTGAGGGACGCGAAGCCCCTCGACGCGCAACGAGCCGACCTCGTTAACGATCGCTCAAAGGCCCTGTCGGACTCCAACAACTCTTCGCTCACGGATGAAGAGCGCGAACGGGCCGCCGAGAAATACTCGCAGCTGGGCGGAGAGATCGCGCGGCTCACCCAGGAAATCGCCAAAAAGGCTGAAGAGGAAACGAAGGAGCCAGACCAGAAGCGGCACGCGATCGAAAACGTGCCGACCTCCGACACAATTGCTCAGCTCGCTAATAATGTCGACGCCCGCAGCTCTGTTGGGACGACCGACGATGCTGTTCGGTCACGCGTTTGGGCGCTCAAAGGGCTAGACAATCAAGGCATGGCCCCTGGGCAAGCCGATGCCGCAGCGGCGGCCAAGGAATCGATTACGGTGCTTCAGGGCATTCTCACCCAGGCCGAGGCGACGGTGGCCCAGCTCAAGACCCTAACAGGCTGACCGCGTCGCGAATACCATGCCCGCCACATCATTTAGCGACCTGTCTCTCGCTACGCCGCAGCGGACGCGCCCTAAGAGGATCACGTTCCCGTTTCGGGAGGCCGGCGACTATGCGACGCAAATCCTCGAAATGGACTACGTCATGTTCGCATCGAACTTCGTTTCAAAAGGCATCGCGGCCCTCGACTCGCTTTCGTCACTGGCTCCGGGAATGTTCTTCGTCGAGCAGAGCGATTCCCAGGCCGTTGAACCGGGCCTCGTGGAGTTCACGCGCCGTTACACGAAGGTGCCGCAGTCACGCCTTGAGTTGGAAAGCTACGTGTACACCCCTGACGCATCGGACGCTTTCTGGATGACCTTCCGGGTCGCGATCCCGGGCGACCTGTCGATGAGCCAGCTGATCTTGACGACGACTCAGGAAGCTGCGGACGAAGCCGCGCTAGAGACAATGCAGGGTGCCGTCCCTCCGGATTGCGTCATCATTTCGGTGACTACCAACTATGGCGTGCCGCTGACGGCCACGGCCGGCGGATCGTCTGGGACCACGGGGGCGGT